TTCGGACTAGAGCCAGAAAAACATGTGTCGTCCTAGGTGGTTCCACACCTTAAAAACAACATGTAATAGTACGTAAAGTCTGGCGACCTACTATAAATTGAGCACAATCGGGTAAAAACTCCAGGACATGCCTGGATAAAAATTCCGTACTGAATTCTCAAAAAAGCAAGTCCCAACCTATGTTCTATGTCTAGAACACGGTGTTGTGGGCTCTCACAACGTGAAACGTAGGTTTATTATTAAAACCTAAAAAATACACTATGGTTAAGTGTAACCAGCCAAAAATCTGGATTTTAAAATTATTTAACATTATCCCCTACATTAGAATGGACCGGGATATTTGGAATGTTATTAAGCGGGAACTTCCTCTTCAAGGAATATTCGTGGAGGGCCCAAATAGAAGAAGCAAGTATAGTCTTCTCCCGCAGCAGCATAGAGACGTATAGGACTAGTATCCCAACCATTGGAGCGAGCTTGTAAAGACAAGATATACTGGGGTTGGAAAATGTCTGGAGGAATGGGAGCACCACTCTCAAAAACATCTCGACGCTTAGCAGGAGAGAACCGCCATGCCGAATAATAAGGGCTCTCAAAGGACAGAGATGGGTTAACTTCTGTGTTCTGAAGACAGAGACCATTAAAACCCTCAACACTACCGCCGTGTGTGTTGAAATAACTGATCTGTCCTGCTACCGTGTTCAAAACAGGGGAAGCAATGAAAGCGTTATAAGGAAAACCTTCATCTAATGTGCGCTCAGCAGTAATAGTGGCCGGACCTGTAAAGGCAGAAGAAGTATCGACAAAGTAACGAACACTTCCACGCCAGCCACCAAAAGCTAAGGTAACGTAATTTATTAGATGGGTAAAAGCGAATACATATTCGCCAATTCCGCTTGCACGCACGTCCCGAACAACAGTAGTTGTGTCTAGATTCAAACTTGAAGGTAAAGCACCGCCAATAAGAGGTTTATGGTAACGAGCAAAACGTCCGATATATCCAACACCAGAGGCGAATCCATCATTTCCGGGTAAAACCTCTGATAGTGTGTAACGTTTGATCATTTGGCGAAAAGAAGAAATACGTTCACCAAAGTGGACCAAATTTGCTGAATCAGAAGTGGACAACATGTTTCCCATAGTATCCAGAGAATCCGTTTTAGCTGGTGCAGAATTATCTTGCAGCTCAGTAATTTCATCGGATTGTGGAGTCAATTGGGAAAAACGTATCATGGATAAATCCTCTCCAGATGGAACAGCAACCTCAAAGTCGTCACAGGCAGAAACAAACACATTGATAGGAATACTAGGGTGACCTAATGAATTAGGTGTAGTCAAAATGTTAACAACGTAGACAGCAATAGTACCATTCCCATAAGGAAAATTCAAAGAATTATAACTCAAAAGAATGTCGGAATACAAGTCTTGGTTGTCAACAAGAGTGTGATGTTCACGATATGTAGTATCTTGACCCCAACCACATTCAATAACGAAGTCAGTGTTATCAGCAATATCAATAATAGTCGTATAAGCAGTGTTATATTCAGCCGAAACGTCACCCGGAGCCACAAGAGCATTGGGTGCAGTAGCAACTGGATCATACACAATCTTGAGACGACCACGATGGAAAGCACTAGAAACTATCTGAAAACGAAATTTTATGGTACCGCGCCAATACCGAAAAGGCATACAGGCAAAAGCGCATGAGGTTAGGTGTTTAAAATCGCCTTCAATATCGTAAAGTCCAGGATCAACTACACAATTCCAGAGAAGATCTTCCGCGGGCGAAGTTCGCGCCCAATCAAAAGAAGTAAGGTAACTTTCTCTGGTGGCAATATAGTTAATGGACAATTCATCAATGTCAGACAGACCTGCAACACGTGGATCAATGGTAAGTTCTTGCTTAACATCAAGAGTCAATTTGTTGGCATCATCTCGCATATTAGAAACTGCGAGGGCCCCCTTGGTTTTGGGGGTAGCAATAACGGTCGATAACTCAATAGGACGAGAAAAACCGAAGAGATTTGCTAAGGCACCAACAGATTCGGCACCTATTTTTGTCGCTAAAGCGTAGGGGGCAATTACAGGAGCACGCGTTAAATAACCAGCATACTTTGCAACCGCAGTAGCAATGCGAGAAACGGGTCCAGTATACTCATCAGATTGAGGCGACAAAGCACCTGGTTCAAAATGGGTTGGGATGGAAAACTTCACATCAGTAGCCCAAGCAAAAACGTTGATTGTAACTGGATCGGTACCGTCATTGGCGTGACGCAAATTGTTCAAACTCTTAATAGTCAAAGTACCCATTTCCCTCCACTGCTGACCTGGTATATCCAATAAATTACGAAAAGTAAAAAATGGGAGAACCATGTCGCCAGCTTGGGAAGTAGTAGGGTCAATGAAAATATGAGGGCGTTGAGACATTCCAATGAGATCTTGACTAAAGAATTGTCGAGTAACCGTAAAATTGTCGTAGGTATGCAGAGGTAAATAACTCATAATAGCACGTCCAGAATAGAAACCGTTGCCATTAATGACGACTCTAACATTTAGTTTACACCGTAACAATCGATAGTTACTAAGACGGTTTAAAACTCTTTTATTTTCTAAAAAGAGTGACCATGGATCAAAAGTAACGAAAACTGGGTTACTCACGACCCAATTCGTAGTTAAAATGCGAATCGGACGTGAGAAAAAGTCATCCAATGTAGCATCCTGTTTTAAAGGAGCATCACGGAGGGAATCAACATTGGAAGCAATTTCGGATTTATAACCGGGATGAGTATTAAGGAATTGAACATTCTGTTCTGTGGATTGAACCTCCCCGGTTTGGAAAGGCATATCACCTTCACTAGAGTGGGGATCAATTTCTTCATTTTCATTTTTATGGTCTTTTGTTTTTTCATTTTTAAGTTTTAAAATAAAATCATGTAATAAGCAAAGTATAGAATAAATAGATATATAAGTTAAGCAATCAAGTGTAGAAATAAATAAAGTTTTAGCAATGCAGTAGTAATATGTAAACATGTAAAGCATCAATAACATGAAAACATGCAATTTTTCTTGGACTCCAGTGTCCGCCCCTAAATAGGGGTACCACACGAGGGTGGCCTGGATACGTGTAAAGCGTTCATCAAATATATAAAAATGCAAAGTAATAAAAATGCCGTAATCATGCACACGCACTCCGTTTTAGCTTGTAACCGATGGAGTTCGGCCAGTGAGATGAGATAACCTTCCTAGGGGGGGGGTTTGAGGTACTTGGTCTTCCAATCGACAACTCTCTCATCGAAAGTCATCTTAAGAGCCGGCACCACCAAATTGCAACGTTCTGCAACCATCCGCAACTCGGAAAGACGTGCATCATAAATCTCCCGCCCGTGGGCGAAAAACTCATGCGCAGCAGTCTCCAAGCAACTAATGGCCACTTCTCTCTCTGTTGCACCTTTGGATTTCAGATTAGCATGCAAGGATTTAAAAATAGAATCCTGATCAAGCGCACCAAGTGTCATGCCAATCTCTGGAATAAAAACGGAATTTCTTTTGAGAAAATCTAGCTCGCCAAGAGCATAAAATTCCGATTCATCACTCTCCTTATCGGGAGGTGTTATTTCCAGATTATTTTCTCCAAGTTCTTGTTTGATCACCAGATAGTTATATAGGTGTCGAATAGATTCGGAGACGGAACCCTTAAAATCATCGCCATAGGTTGTAGCAGCGACACATTCTCGAAAAGTGGGTATTTCACCAGCATCGTCGAAGTATGCATCGCGTTTCTTAGGTAAGACTATTGAACGATAAAAAGGGATACGAATGTATTTAGAATTTGTTGCACCATTGACTTGAACAGTCATGTTGTTTCCGGAAGTGTTACTATCATAAAAAATGACAATGGTTCCGTTAACATCAATACATGGGTGGATAAAATCTGACATACACATACGCATCTCAAAAAGGGTATCTTTGGGGTATCCCGCAATCACGGCTAGCTTATAAAAGCACCAGTAATCATCAGCAGTGAGTTGGGATGAAGTGTGGGTATCGAACATACGGTGGTCTAAACCGATGTTTCCATCCCCATTTGTGGAAAACTTCTCAACATAATTCATCATACGCTCCCATTGTGGGCCTTGGCAATTTATTCCAACTGCCATTTCACTCTCGATGGGATGTGTTCCAAGGAAACGAATGATAGGTAAAAAGTACTTCCGAATAAGTAGCCCAAAGGCCAGAGGAATTACTGTAAAGACACGCACTTTCGATTTGGTGAGCTTGGTAGGCTCATCTTTCAAACACGCAGTAAAAACAGGGTAGGCTCTTTCACCTCTATTCCAACACGCACGAATGCGATCCATTTCCTGGATAACATCAGGTGAGGGAATACGGTCAACTAGAACCTCGCCATCACAAACCTCAGTAAAGAGCTTCTTTTTAGGGCCAAAAATCGGAAAACCTGCACTCGTCTTCATCGGGATAGGATCCATAAAACGTCGTCCAGGAACACCCATAATACATTCTTTCAATGTTAATGGGCGAACATCTTCTTCCTTACAATGCTTAGACATCAAAGAAACAAGTGGACGCATCCAATCATCGCGAGCCCATGCCAATTCTTCAGGAATGAAATGGATCTTGGGATCGAGGATGGAATCGGTAGCAACGTTATAATGTTTCCAATTCGGATTCATCATGGGAGGTCCCCATTGATTCTCAACACCACAAACATCTTTCACGGCATCAGTTAAAATACTAGGAATGACTTCGCTCTTACAAACAGAACGAAGCTTGGCACTCCCAAGCACATCAACATAATGCTCTTTGGTGTATGAGCAAAAATGAGAATGAGGGTGGACGGGGCCGCTAATAACAGTTCGACCATATTGTGTTGCAGGGAAATCTCCAGCGCTTGCAGAAATGATAATGCCATCAAGGGATTCTAAACGTTTTTGTGAAGCGTCAGATTCTTTGGCAGTAATCGTCTGGCAAACACCCATTTCCGTGTTACCACCTATATGGAAACCGAGAATACAAGGATTTTTCCCATCTCGGATAATCAAACCCATACAAGTGCCAACACCAACAGTCTTACTGTCATACGAAGCACCATACATCGAACAATACTTATGACCAACAGTGCCAAACTTTGCAGCAACAACCTCCTGAGAATAAGTCAAATCAGGATTGCGCACATAAAAAATAGCACTAGATGAACCGCTAGGTCGAGAATTAGGTAACCACTTAGTAACATTACGAACATCAAACATGTTTGGAACAAAAGCTTCAACCATATCCATATTCGGAACAATAACAGACGAACAATGGTCCACTTTAAAAGTGAACTCACCCCCGACAGTGGCATGTCGAAAAACTTTGATAGTCAGGGAAGAGTGTGGAACAGTTGTCATATCAGCATTTGAAAAGAAAACATGATGGGGAAACCAAGCACGGAACTTCTGTGGAAAGAAGATGTTACACCGCGTTTGGGAACCATCTGGGCGGGTAAAAACAGCCCAACAAAGATTCTTCTTAACGCTATTAATGACCATATCGGTCGTCGCATGAGCAGTATCAGATTTGGTATCAACTTTTAATCCAAGGGAACGCGAGAGATAACCAAACCAACCGGGCTGCTCATCTACTTCTTTCTTGGTTATTGTTTCACCAGGATTGTCATGCGGAGTCACAATTTTTCGATGTGAATTCCACATATGAATGAGCTTAATTCCGAGAACTAGGGTAGCACCGCACAAAACGGTGGAAGGTTTAATCAAACTACGTGCATAAGAAACGTACTCAGGAAGAATGTTGCGTGAAGCCACATACCGTTGTCGATAGTGCTCAACACGGCGAGTCCAGAGTAAATAGCACGGTAGTGCAAGAGACCATCCCAATGTTAAAGAACCAGCAACTCGCCATGGCTTCCAACGAACAGTATAGTAGATACACGACAGAGTTGTGCAACCTAATATGACTTGTGCATGACGCCGCAAATCACGGGTGGCTGCAGTACGCTGCCAAATACCCAATGTACGTTGAAACAATGAAGAATTGAAGATACAATCAGGAGTTAACGCAACAATTAAGGGTGTTGCAGTCTCATTCATAGCTTGAGTAAGTTCACGCGTTAGAGCACGTTCAGTCATCTTCTCAACAGGCCAAAAACCTAACAATGAATTGAAAAATGAAACAGGACTGAGGAAGGAGTTGACATAATTTCGAACAGCATTATACATACCAGTGGCCAAAAGACCAGAAATAGCTTCAAATGCATGGGGTTCTACAGTCAAACACTCCTTACACACAGTGCACACATCTTTGGGTATACAATGTGGGCAGTATTCAATTTTTTCAAAATCATTATTCGCCTTAAGGAGACCATCTTGATGACTCTTATGTCGTTGAGACAATGCCACAACAACGCGGAGATAATCTTCCAAGCCTAAGTCACGGCAAATGGTGTGCCCAGCATCAGTACGAAGGGTCAACGGTTCAAAAGAATACGAAGACTCACCAGTGCGGGGATTCGTGTGAGAAATACACTCATCAACATCGATCCACCAAACATCCTTAGTGAGCTTCGCCCCACGCAATTCAGGGTGGGACGTATCAAGAGGAGAACCAGGACCAGACTTAGCAAACTTGTCTTTAACTCGTACTGTAACGTGGTATAAACGTCGAAGAATAGATTCTGGGCAATTGGAGTAAATGGGGGCATCAAGGTCGCGTTGGTTAGTAGTCACAACACCACACTTGAAGTTAATAAAAACGATACCTTTTTCAGCAAGTTCCGCTTTTATAGCCTGAGCAGAAATGTTATTGAAAAACTTAATAATAATTGCCGAAGGGACTTGTTCGCCCTTAGCATAAGTAGCTTTAAGATTTGCAACATCATCGAGAAAAACTCCTTCAATATCACTAGTATAAGTAGACTGGTATTTATCGAAAGAGTCATGGGTCAACTGTTTTTCTTTTTCAGTCGAATATCCCATCGATCGCAAGCTTGTATTCATGGTTAATTTTCCAAGAGTACTTTTTCCAACTCCCGTACCACCATACAAAGAAAAACCTATGGGCTGAAAACGCATTTGGGTATTTCGTCGTTTACAAACGACTCGTTCATAAATAGCAACGAGATCGGAATAGCGTTTTTGAAGCCACAAAGCGGTTGGGCCATCAGTTTTGACCTTCTTCAAATAAGTGGTTCGAGCGAGGACACGTTTGAGTTTATTTTCGAAATCACTCATGTCATCAACATTCCCAGCAAGGGCAGTATCAGCATAAGCAATAATGTAATCATACTCACTGTTATATTGAGCCATATTCTGATCAGAATATAGTATGGGCTCAATGGAACCAGTACTCAAACACTGCCAGCCAGTTTCGGCAACCCAGGTGAAAGTTTCAACAACAGCATCGATAATGTCAACAGCATTAGCTTGCTTTTTCGCAGCATGCAATGCTATAACTTCAACACCAAATGGAGTCCATTTAATTTCCTTCAAAGTACAAATCGTCAAAGACATCGCAGTAGTAATAAGGAATGAGATTTTTGTGAAGATAGTGTTAGTCTTCAACATATCCCATTTATCTTTCGCAATGCGAGTATAGGAAATCGGAGTGGGAACTTCATCACCGTGTGGAATCGATTCTTCATGGTACAAGGTCTCTGTAGTTGAAAAAGTCGACAATTGATTGATAACACGAAAAAGGTCCATAGTAAGGGACCTATTGTTATTATACTTCTTGGCGTATGAAACAACAGCCATAAAGCAATCAACAAAAGTTCGTGCTTGCATCATCTGATAACTAAAAATAGCTAAGTTTTCAAGATGACTAACCCAAGCGTCTATTTCAGCAGAGTTCTCTGAATCAAAACGAGCAATAACGTCATGAACAGAAGCCAGAATCTTTTCCAGAATTCCAGTACTAGTATCGATTTCTTCAGGGACACCATCTGGTGATAGGGCGAGCCTTGCAAGTTCATTGCGTTCATTACGCAACACCTCGCTCGGACTAGAATCAAACCAACTCGGTTGTGGACCATATAAGGAATTATAACTAGGAGGATCCCCCACTTGAGGGGAAGGAGAAGTTCTGGGAGAATTAAGGGGGGCATCTCCCAAGGAAGGGAGAAAATGAGGGGTTTCTTCCACTGGGGGAAGAGAAGAGGTTCCGCTAGGAGAATAAGCGGAATAAGGAACCCAGGAATGTTCAGAACAATCTGGGGTAGAAGTAGTATTTGCGCAATTATCGCGCGGAGCACTATGATATGATGGACATGTGTCGACAGGTTGATGGGCATTACATCCTGCCAAATTACGCTCCCGAAGGAGATTCTGTCGACGAATATCCGCATGGTGGCCGGCTCTGCGAAGCAAAGCACGGTTTTGTTTTGCATTAATATCTGCAACAACACGAGGAATGTCATCTGAAGTCAAGGCCCCCTCTATAGGGGTATTACTAGCAAAAGTGTCAACAGACTCTCCTGCATGGGGACCAATATTTTTCTTTTTCCGTGCACGGAGCTTACGTGCGTCTCGTTTACGCCGATTAGCATTTCTGCGATTTTCATCTCGCATTTTATACTTTTCAGCATTTATCGTTTTAAGATCAATATCTGGCCCACACTGAGGTATAATCAAGTTAATAGAACTCTTGATACAAGTGTAAAGCCTAGTGGCGCGCTCAATAGAACTAGCACGCTCAATTTCAGATATCATCATGATCCCACCAACGTGGGCATCCAAAAATCCTCCATCATTTTCCAAATCCAACTCAAAGGCGTCGAGGTTTTCCTCGACATTATTGTTATTTTCGGGGCCAATATTTCCATTGGCAACAGTTTCTAACGCAAGTCGATTCATAGTTCATGTTTTAAATAAACTACAAACCGAACTCGCGAAAGAAACCAGGGTAGAACCTAGTTTCTTCGCAAATCCGGTCCCCCGTAGATTACTCCCCAATCATTCAAAATGGGATTCGATCCCCATATGTCATGGGTTTAACCTTACTATGGTCCCCGTGCAAGCACAGGGCATTTTCCATACCGAGGGCGGCATGTAGCTGCCTGTTTCCGGTAAATCAAAGTTTATATGCATCGCGAAATGCAACTTCACTGCCTCGTTAAAGGCCACTGATGTCCATCAGTGTCGATTCCCCACAAAAACTTGTCGGGCTGTCCAACCGACTCAACTTAATTTAAACATTCAAGAATGAAATTCAGTGATTATTCAGGGTTGATCCAATCAATCAAACAGCATCGCAACGCTAACCTCCTACGTTAAAACGGACCGAGGTATAATTGTTATAAAACAAAGCTAGCTGATTGAAATCAAGGACCCGTCATTCATCAAAGAACTGACAGGGGAGACTAACAATCTTGAATGCACGAAGGCATACGATATATAGGACATGGTACCCAAAATGGGCCCTAGCACACTCCATTGTGGAGGGCTAACCTTAAACATTGTTTACACTTACGGGGTTGAAAAAGGATTTATACCCACTTAATGAGATATTGGTGCAACCTGCCTTCTCAGGGGCGGAGGGGTCTATTTGACTAGTTAACCATTCTAGGCCGATCCGAACAAAAACAAAGAAACAGCAATCGTGACCTAAAACATGTCTCAAAAACAAGAGGCCTTTTCCTGTCATAATAAAAACGAGAGGCCTTTTCCTGTCACAAAAGTGGCAGAAGGTGTCGAATTCAAAATGACAGAAGGTGTCAAATTCAAAACATGCAGTAAGTTCACTCAAAACTATTAAACTGCGTTTACCCAAATCTGGGCTTAGGGTCTCATCTAATGCTCAAAGAGCTATCGGTTCATAGGACTTAATACGCCTATATACGATTATTTTAACACAATAAACACGCGCGAACGAGTGTAAATTGCCCCATATGGATGAGTGGGTGTGGACATTTAATTTTACTTCTAAAAATGTCTCTCAAATAAAGAGCAGAAGCCGCCGGTATTAACCGTTAAAAATGGCATGAATGTAGCATTGAATACTGAAGCGTGGTCTCGGAAGACCAAACAACAGCACAAGCGTTCAAAGGTCGAATAAAGTCTCGTAAGACTCTAAACTACAATCTTAACACACATATGCTATCTCACTACAAGTCCAAAAGGACTTGCAG